CGATTCGGCGTAACTTGAGAGGTGTAGCGTAATGCCAGGATATGGAAAATCTAAGGGTACGAAGAAGAAGCCCAAGGGCAAGAAGGGCGGGATGTTTCAGTAGTGTCGCTTTATGAAAATATTCACAAAAAGCGGAAGCGTATAAAGGCTGGATCTGGCGAGAAGATGCGCAAGCCTAATTCGAAGGGTGCGCCTACTGCTTCTGCTTTTCGTAAGGCGGCGAAGACTGCGAAAGTTAGGAAGACATGATTTTCGGGGCTATCTTCCTGATTTGCAGTCCCGTGAACTGCATGACGGTGGGTAGTCCAGTTTTTCCTTCAAGAGAGGTTTGTGAGAGGGCGGTATCTGAGGTTGGCGCGCAAGTGGTTGCGAGGGCGTATGCTGGGTATTCGATCATGGACTGGAAGTGTGTGAGTTTGATGGATGAAAAAGTTTAAGCGCTGCGATCACAGAGAGTGCAATGACGGGTACGTGTATTTCAAGGAATTGCATGGTGGCTTGTCGTTTAATGCTGTGCGGCCTTGTCCGAAGTGTCGGGGCGAGATGATTGTGAGCGATGATCGGGTGGAAGTGTTAGATGGCTGAAAAGAAAAAATACATTTCGATTAGCGACATGTTTGACGGCGGCGGGGCTGGTAAGTCGGGCGTGGATTTCGAGGGTGGAATACTTGGTACGCTGGGTAATGCGCTGGGTGGTCCGAAGATTTTTGGCAATGCGTTTATGGATGAAAGTGAGGCACCAGGTGATCGGACTAGAGTTAAGCATCTTGAACCAGTCTCTTATTTTGATGATTTATTCGATGGCGGCGGCATTGGATATTCTGGAGATTATTTTGACGGCACCATTTATTCGAGTTTAGCCAACATGTTTGGCATTGATCCGCTGGGATCTAAGGGTCAAAGCGGCATGTTTGATCCGGCGATGATGTTTGCTCAATTTTATGGCGGGATGCGTTAAGAATGAACGTCTTAGATATGCCGCGTCGAGATTTTCGTCTGTATTTAGACGAATTGCGCACGATGGGCGCAGATGACGCGCGCATAAACGATTTGCGCGAGCAGTATCGTCAGAAAAACTCTTTTTCTGGTATTTTGCAGAGTTTATTCCAGCCTGACGAGGGAACACGCCGCACAAGCATTTTGCCTTACAGTGTACCGGAAGGCATGTCTTTATTTGAGGCTCAGCGCGCTGGAGAAACGCCATTGTTGCCAAACGCTGTACCTCAAGGCGTTTTAGATACAATTGCCGGTGGAATTAAAGCGCTAGAAAATCCAGGTTTTGCATTAACCGGATTGTTGAATGCAGATGAAATGGAACGTGCGGCAACTGAGACAGCGGCAACGCTGCTTTCTGGTGCGCTTGCAAGAAGAGGCACTGGTGCTTTCAAGCGAAGTCCAAACACGTTAGGTATTTTTGCAGGGCCGAAAGCTAATTTATCTGATGCGCAAGCTGAAAAGGCGCTTAAAGCTGAAATAATGATGGAAGACGGTATAAGGGAAAATCAAATTTTTGATGAAACCCAGCGGTTTATTGGCGGTGACAATATTTTACGTTTTGAAATACCAGACGATACTTCAAAAATAAAAAGTACTGACATTGGTGATTATCAACTGACTGATGTTATTCAGCATCCAGAATTATTTGAAGCATATCCATTTTTGGAGAATATGCCGGTACAAATCTCTGACGATTTAAATGCCCGTGGTGCATATAGGCCATCTGAGAAAAGCATAAGGATTTTAGCAAATCGTCCAGCGGATGAAATGAAATCTACTTTGCTGCATGAAATTCAACATGCCGTCCAAGACCATGAAGGCTTTTTAGGCCAAGGAAGCACAACGCAGCCTGTTTTTCTAGGTGGTAGTAGTATATCGCAACTTCAAGCGCGTAATTATGCTGATGAATTAGCTAAAGGGCCGCAATATCAACAAAACTATGAAAAAGCGCGCCAGTATAGTGAAAAATCTAAAGAATTAGAGCCGCTTTATACTGCAAATTATTTAGATAGCTTGGATAGGATTATTGAGCGTGCTCAAGCTGGTGGTGACAAACCGCGCGATCTACCGCGTTTAAGTGACTGGTATAAGTACAGTGACAGAATACGCAATCAGCTGGGTGTAATGCCAAATAAAAAGGGTCCAGAGCGTAGTAATTGGGTTGCTAATGCTGCAAGGCTAATGAAGCAGTATCATTTAGACGATCTCAGGCCGTGGCAGCGGCGATCTGTTGAGGATACCTTTAATCAGTTTCCTACTGCTAAAGATCGAAAAAATGCGCTTACGCGCAATGAAAGGCAGCGCGATAAGTTTCGTCAGAACGCTGGTATTTTGGAAGCTGTCTTAAAGCGCATAGAAAGCGCAAGGGATGTTTCTTATGATCCAATCGAAGCTTATTACCGCAACGCCGGAGAGGTAGAGGCGCGAAATGTGCAAAAGCGCGCTTCTGGTGAATATGCAAATCAGCCGCCACGTCTAACGCAAGATTATTCGTATGATGAACAAATATTTGACGCATTTTCTGGAGCAGATAATCAAGAATTGCCAATCAGAAGCATTTATTATGATTTGGGTGGCAGATAATGGACATCCTAAACCAAATAATGACTTGGATCGTAGCCCCCGTAGCCGGTTACGCCTATATGCTGCATCGCAGGGTTGACGAAAATGCAACTCGGCTCGCAGTACAAAGCGCAGAAATAGCCAATCTGCGCGAGCTACATGGACGGGAAGTAAAGGACATTAAGGTGCAGATGGAACGCATCTTTGAGAAATTGGACAGCATCGAGCAAGCGCTCCGGAAGTAATGTCCAAAGCCAATTTTTGGCGCGATCACGACTTGAATGAATTAAGCCAGGGCCGCGCCGCTGAGCATTTTGTTGCGTATATTTTGGAGAGCAATGGGCTGAAGACGTCATTTGCTTTGCAATCGGGTTTTGACTTAATTGCGTTTAGCGGGGAAAGCACTTTTAAGGTCCAGGTTAAATCGACCAGGATGCCGCAAGCTGATCGGCAAAACCGCGCGGCATTTCGGATAGGCAAGCACGATCATCTGAGCGATGTCTTTGGTTTCGTTTATTTACCGCGCCAAACAGTGATTTTCGAAAAAACAAGTGAGATAAAACACTTACAAAAGTGGAACCGGCCTCTGACTTTGTTCACAGAGGAAAACATGATGTCCACTTTGATGGAGTGTTTTAATGGCGCACACGGTTCTTGATGATTGGAAGATCGTTCCCCGCATAATGATGTTGGCTATTACCATCATGTGCTTCCAAGTGACCAGCTGGGCGATGAGCTTAGAGCAAATGTCGATTGAGCAATCAGGTTTTTGTTCAGTAATTTTTGGCTGTTTTTCGGCATGCTTCGCCGTGTGGCTGGGCAAGGAAGGATCTAGCAAATGATTGGGCAAATTATTTCCGCTGTTGGTGGCCTGGCGACAAGTTGGATTGACGGCAAGACCGCTATTCAAAAAGCGGAAGCGCAGATCCGAATGAAGCAAGCCACTGGGGAAATCGATTGGGACTTAGAGGCAATTCGTTCCGCGCAACACAGCTGGAAAGACGAGTGGTTAACCGTACTGTTTTCCGTACCGTTGATATTAAGTTTTTGCGGCGAGTGGGGCCGCGAGCGAGTGGCAGAAGGCTTTGCCGCTCTTAACGCCATGCCTGACTGGTATCAGGTGAGTTTGGGGGCAATCGTTGCCGCAAGCTTTGGCATTAGATCCGTAAGCAAATTCTTTGGAAAGAAAAAATGAGTTTTAAATTCAGCAAGCGCAGCCTGGACCGGCTGAAGGGTGTTCACCCAAAACTGGTTGAGGTTTGCAAGATGGCGATCAAAACGAGTGACGTAGATTTCGGCGTGACATGCGGCCTCAGAGACATGGAAACGCAAAAGAAGCTGAAGGCAGCTGGTCGGAGCCAGACGTTAAAGTCAAAGCACCTCAAGCAAGAAGACGGCTATTCACACGCTGTCGATTTAGTTTGTTATGTGGATGGTGAAGTTTGCTGGGAAAATGCGGTTTATGAGAAGCTTGGCAATCACATTCTGAAGGCAGCAAAGCACGTTGATATTCCTCTGCGCTGGGGTGGCGGCTGGCACCTCTGGGATGCGCGCCAGCGTAATAGCTGCGAGGAAATCTTTATGGACTATGTGCGCGTGAGAACCCAGGCGGGGCGCAAGCCGTTTTGCGATATGCCGCACTGGGAAATCGGGCGCGAGGACGAGTAGCGCAAAAAATTCGCCATCCAGAGTAATTTTTTTCGCCAAGTGTTATCGCTTGGAAAAATCTGGAGTTGCGCGTGGCTGAATTAGAGGAAATGACCGACGATGAGTTGCAAGCCATCGTCAGTACCGCTGTTAAAGACGCGGTTGAGTTTATTGACGCTGAGATCACGCCGCGCCGTGTTCTAAGCCAGGAAATGTTTGACGGCCAGACGCGCATTGGCGCAGAGGATGGTCGGTCATCTGTCGTGCGGTCTGTCATTCGGGATACGGTGCGCGCGGTCAAGCCAAGCCTCATGCGGATCTTCGCCAGCAATGACAAAGTCGTTCAATTTGAGCCGGTTGGGCCAGAGGATGTTCAGACCGCTGATATGGCCACCCAGGCGATTAATCATATTTTTGAGCAAAACGGTGCATACCGGCTGCTTGATGATGCGTTCCACGATGCTCTGGTTAAGAAGTGCGGGATCTTAAAGGCTTACTACGAGGACAACGATGAACAAACTATTCACGACTATACGGGACTGGATCAGCAAGCTTTTGACTTCCTTGAAAGCCAGCCTGACGTCGATGTTCTCTCGACTGTCATTGAAACGAAGGTTGAAATCGGTCCAGACGGCGTTGAAGCGGAAGTGCCTGTCATTGATGCGCGCATTGCGCGGCGTAAGAGAACGGGTCAGATTAAAGTCGTAAGCGTTCCAAGCGAGGAATTTTTTATCAATCGTGACGCGCGCAGCATCGATGATTTTTATGTGTGCGGCCACCGGACAGAAATGCGTGTCGGTGACTTGGTTGCGATGGGATATGATTTTGATGAAGTCAGCGACCTGACCGGCCTCTCTGACGCGACTGATACCCGCGACTTGGAGAAATCAGCGCGGCGTGGCTTTTACACTAATGACGATGATGACGATCCTGGTCGTGATCCGACGATGCGCCTGGTTGCTGTTACTGAGGCATTCATGCGCGTCGATCCATTTGGGACCGGCATCCCATCGCTCTATCGCTTTGTCTTGGGCGGCGGGACGTACAAACTGTTAAGCGCAGAGCCGTGTGATCGTGTGCCGTTTGCGATCTTTGAAATCCAGCCAGAGCCACACACGTTTTGGGGTACATCAATTTCTGACTTGTTGATGGACGATCAGGACGCGGCGACATCGATCTTGCGCGGCATTTTGGACAACGTGGCGATGACTAATACGCCGCGTTTGGCGATCACAAATGACGTAAATGTTGACGATGTTTTAAACAACGAAATAGGTGCTGTAGTGCGCCAGAGAGTGCCTAATAGTGTGCAGACATTGACTGTGCCATTTGCGGCTGGTCAGACGCTCTCAGCCCTTCAGTATGTCGATCAGATGGTGGAGACAAAGACCGGCGTGAAGTCGGACAGTCAGCTGCACCAGGACGCGCTCCAATCGACCACTGCTCTAGCGGTACAGGCGCAAATGCAAAGCGCGGCTGCGCAAATTGAAATCATGGCGCGCAATCTGGCAGAGGGTGGCATGAAGCAGCTGTTCAAGCTGTTATTACATTTGTTCATACACCACACGGACGGCGAAAAGATGATGCGCTTAAACAATGCGTTTCAGCGTATCGACCCGCGCTCCTGGCAAGCTGACATGGACTTGACGGTTAATGTTGGATTGGGAACTGGACGCGAGGATGAGCGCCGTGCAGCGTTGATGCAAGCGCTTCAGATGCAGCAACAAATCTTGCAGACTATGGGTCCACAAAACCCGCTAGTTTCGTTGACCCAATTTCGCAACACGCTGTCTGATCTTCTGGGGTCAGCCGGTATTAAAAACAGCGACCGGTACTTCCAGCCCATCAATCCGCAAATAGAGCAACAAATGGCTCAGCAGCAAGCGCAAGCGGCGCAAGCGCAGCAAGCGATGATGCAACAACAAGATCCAACGCAGGGCTTGATGCAGATTGAGCAGATGAAGCAGCAAGGAAAGCTGCAAGGCGACATGATGAAACTTCAGCTGGACGCTCAAAAGTTCCAGGCTGAGCAACAAATGAAAGAGCGTCAGATGGCATTCCAAGATGACCTGGCGCGCGACAAAATGGTTCAAGATCTGGCGGTCAAGGTTGCGATGATCTTGGGGCAGTATGGCACGGCGGTGGATACCGCGATGATTAAGAATGAGCAGAACGCGGCGCGGGAATATGATGGATTTAGCAACTAAGGCAGCGCGTGTTCGCAGCTTTTTACAGGATGATGTTTTTAGAGATCTGGTTGAGAAGCAGAAGCAAGATCAGATCAATGTATTTCTCGACCCAGGATCTACCCTGGAAGAGATAGACGAGGCGCGGCGTCACGTCCGCGCAATTGAGGGTTTGCTTGGTCAAATGAGGGATGTTTTGACTGAAGCCAAAATCCACGAAAGCAAGACTAAAAAACGAGGCTAGCACCGTGGCAGACACGACTAGTGAATTAAATGTCGCTGACCCAAGATCGGTGGCACAACATTTGATAATACAAAGTGAACCACAAGATGAAGCACCTCAAGAAGAGCCTTCAGATGAACTTGTGGAAGAGGTGGAAGCGGAAGCGGAAACCGACATTGAGGATGAGGAATACGCAGACGAAGAAGCGACACTTCCAGACGGCCCTGAAGAAGCTCTTTTTAAAGTCAAGATTGACGGCGAGGAGCGACTGGTACCCGAAGAGGAACTGAAACGCGGATACTCTGGTCAGAAGTACATCCAACAAAAAATGCGCGAAGTGGCAGAGGCTCGAAAGCAAGTCGATGCTCAAATGGCACAAGCGCAGCAAATGGAGGCGCAGTATGCGGCAGCTATAAAAGCTTACGCGGAGCGGCTGCAAACGACAGATCCAACGCCGCCACCTCGGTCAATGCGGGACACAGACCCGATTGGTTATTTGGAGGCGATGGAAGACTACAGGCAAGAAGTCGATGCGCGACAGAGACTGCAACAAGAGCAGCAACTTTTAGCGCAGCGAGAAGCGCAGACCCAGGCGCAACAAAGGGCAGAATATGTAAAGGCACAGACGCAAGTTGTGTTGGAGCAGATCCCTGAGTTGCGAGACGCCGAAACGGCACCGAAAGCTATCGAAGCAATGATGGCTGAGGGGCGCAGACGGGGTTTTACGGATGCTGAACTGAAGGGGGAGAGTGATCCTCGTTTTGTCATGGCACTCCATGAATTGGCCAAAATGCGCGCCCAGGGCAACTTGGGAACCAATCGCGAAGTCAAGCGCGGAGCTATTAAGCCTGGAGCGAAAAAGTCGATTGTCAGTACGTCCAAGAAGCGAGCGGATGCAGCGCGTCAGAAATCAAGAACGACCGGCAAAACAGAAGACATTGCCGCGTTTCTACTGACCAAAGGATAAGGAAATGGCAGTCAATTCAAATACCGTCGAAACCTTCGACGTCACCGTCCTCAGAGAGGATCTCCAAGAAGCGCTAGAAATGGTGTCTCCAACAGACGCCCCATTTATGAGTGCAATCGGTAAGCGCTCCGTAACCAATACACTGTTTGAGTGGCCAGAGATTTCTCTCGCGGCTGTCAATAGCTCAAACCGCGTGGCTGAAGGTGAAGCAGCGCCTGGCAACGATGCAGCAACTCTACCTATACGTGTGCAAAACTACACACAGATTTCTGACAAAGTTGTTGAAATTTCAGACACAGCTGAAGCGGTCAATGGTACGTCTGATGTGCAGACAATGGCTGAACAAGTCGCTTTAAAGTTGAAAGAACTGAAGCGCGACATGGAAACCATGCTAACGGCAAACGTAGCGGCCAGCGCGGGGTCATCTGGCTCAGCGCGCACGACAGCTGGCTTGGGTGCTTGGATCAAGACCAACCAAAGCGTAGGCACTGGCGGTGCTGCTCCGACAACATCAGGCACCGGCAATGCTGGCTACCCTGACGCGGCGCGTACTGACGGTACTCTCCGTACTATCACTGAGGCGATGATGAACGATGTTGTCAAGCAGTGCTGGGACGAGGGTGCAGAGCCAACTCTTATGATGGTTGGATCAGCGGTTAAGCAGAAGGTATCTTCTACCTTTACTGGTAATAGCACTCGCTACAAGCAAGCTGATGATGCGCGTCTGCAAGGTGCGATTGACATTATCAACACCGATTTTGGTGAAATTAGCTTGGTGCCAAACCGCTTTAGCCGCGCCCGTGATGCCTGGATTTTGGACCCGAATTACGCACAAATTGCGTACTTGCAGGAAACCAAGCAGCAAGACATCGCGCGCACCGGCCACGCTCAGCGCAAGTTGATCAGCTGCGAGTACGGGCTGCAAGTGACTGAAAAAGGTCACGGCCTCATCGCAGACGTTCAAGGCTAAATAACAGAGCGCCCAGGGCAACTTGGGCGCTCCATTCACTGAGGTTTCAAATGTTCGTAAAAGAAGAAGACGGCAAGGTTCACATCAAGACCACTGAAAACGTGGCCCCTATCTTTGATGCAGTCAAAGATCAGCGGGATATGTATGCTGAGTTGCCGCGCTTTACCCAGAATAACCGATATGTCGGAACAATACCTGGCACTTTAGCTGCGCAGTGGGCGATGGAATGCAAAAGCGCACCAGGCACATCTGAATTTCTTGAATACGTGAAAAAGAAACTTCTCTCCGGCGACTACTCAAAGCTTATCGTACAAGGATACTAAGATGGCTCTTACCAATTATTCGGAATTGCAGACTGCAATTGGCGATTGGCTCAATCGGGCCGATCTTGATCAAAAAATACCTGACTTTATTGCGCTGGCAGAAAGCACGTTGAATGACGTTCTGCGATCAGCTGACATGGTGGCAAGCACCACAGCCTCTATATCAAGTGGACGCGCTACACTTCCAGCTGATGCGCTTGAAATTGTGTATGTTCAAGTGGCAGACACAGAGGATGAGCCTCTAGAGCAAATTGCGCCTCAGCAATTGACCATGCTGCGCCGCACACGCACCAGGGACGCTGGAAACCCCAGGTTCTACGCTATTGTCGGGCGGCAACTTGTCGTGACCCCAACGCCCTCTGGCGCGCTCAGCTTGGATCTTGATTACTATCAGCGCATACCAGCACTGACCTCGTCAAACACAACCAACTGGCTTTTGACTGATGCGCCACATGTGTATCTTTACACGTCTTTGCTACACGCAACTCCGTTCCTCATGGATGACGCGCGCTATCAAGTGTTCAACAACACGGTCAGCCAGCAAGTGATGGCAGCGGTCAAATCACAGCAAACGCTCAGCTTTGACGACATCAAGACGGCTGGCTTCTCGCTCAGCGCTCCAACTGACCTGGCGGCACAGGCGCAGTCGGCGCTGGGTGCGGTGAGCAACGCTGCCAACAACGCATAAGGGTCGATAGATGCCTTCGACATACCAAGAGTTAAAAGATCAGATCATAAATTTTGTGAACAAGCCTGACATCGATCAGACCGTTGACACGTTTATCGATCTTACTGAGGCAGAAATGTCGAGGCGTCTAAGACACTGGCGCATGGAGCGGCGCTCAACTGCGATATTAAATTCGCAGTATGTGCCGCTTCCATCTGACTTTATTGAGCCTGTTCGGCTCTCAATTACTTCTGGTGATACATATGTTCTTGAGGCAGAGAGCCAGGCGCAGCTGATTGACCGGCGCGCTAAGGCGGGAAATACAACCGGCTTGCCGCGGTACTACGCCATCATCGATGGGACAATTGAAGTTTTTCCAACGCCAGATAGCGATTACACCCTCGAAATGGTCTATGTGTCCAAGGTACAGGCACTGACATCGTCTAACACCACAAACTGGGTGTTGGATTATTTTCCAGACGCATATCTTTATGGGTCTTTGATGCACACAGCGCCGTTTTTGGAAGAAGATCAGCGGTTAACTGTTTGGAGCAGTCTTTTTGAAAAAGCAGTCGAAAGCATCAACCAGGAAAACGCAAACGCAAAATTCGGCGGCGCGGGACTGCGCGTCAAAATAAGGAGTTACTAAAACATGGCAAGCATAGCAGATTATGTACTGGACGCTGCGCTATCGAAATTGGATACAGAGGCCAATCGGGTCGATATTTGTTCCTCTGAGCCAACCACCTATACAGCGGCAACATCTACGAACACTCTCGGCAATTCAACAAGCATTAGTATTTCTGCTCCAACTGACGGTGACACGTCAGGGCGCAAAGTCACGCTGAGTGCAATTTCTGGTGCGTCCGTAACCGGCACAGGAACGGCGTCCCACTTTGCTATTACTGACACAACGAACAGCCGTCTCTTGGCGACTGGAGCTTTGTCAGGCGGTGGTCAGCAGGTTACCTCTGGAAATACTTTCAGCCTCACAGCCGTGGACATCGAAATCCCAGATCCATCATAAGGGGTTAACATGCCTCAGTTTGCTGACCGCGTCAAAACGACCTCGACTTCGACGGGGTCGAGCGCGATTACTTTGTCATCGTCCGGTGCGACCGGATACCAGGCGTTTCCATCTAGCTTAGATGGTGAAACGGTCGGCTATGTAATTGAGAGCGGCACTGACTGGGAAATAGGCACCGGAGTTTACACTCATAGTTCTTTAAATTTGACCCGTTCTTTGCGATCTTCTTCCACTGGGTCATTGCTTGATTTGGGTTCCGGTACGCACACGGTTTTTCTAACGCCAGCCGCGCAAGATATTCAGATTGTTGAGGCGTTCTCTGGCACTTCGGATCTTCCATCAGCATCTGACAACCACGGGCGCATCTATCATGTGCATGGCGAGGGAGCCATGTATTTTGCTCATTCGGGTAGCTGGGTGAAGCTGGCGAACTACAGCGATATTACCACTTATTCCAACGCCACGACTTCAGCCGCTGGGCTAATGAGTGCCGCCGATAAGACGAAGTTGGATGGTGTAGAAGCCTCGGCAGACGTTACTGATACCACCAATGTTGTAGCGGCACTCACGGCAGGGACTAATATAACGATTGCTGCCGATGGTACGATTAGTAGCACTGCATCTGGCGGCGGGGGGTCAACGGCTTCTGCGCTGACTGAGCAAGAGTTTACTGCTACGGCTGGGCAGACTGTTTTTACCGTCACTGGTGGGATTACCAACGCAGATAACGTGGTCGTGTTTCTCAACGGCTCACGATTGTTTTCAACAGATGTTACGGTTTCCGATACGGCAAATACAGTTACGCTGACGGCTGGTGCAACTGTGGGTGATCTTGTTACGGTCAGTGAATTTGGTGCCGCTTTTGGTTCTCAGTATTCTAGTAGTATTTTCACTGTTGGCACCTCATCCGAATATAATACGTCCACGAAGGTACTCACCACCCCGTATACTGCTAATCGGGTCGCCGTTTACCTCAACGGCGTCAAGTTGCTTGTAGGCTCAAGTAACGATTTTACCGCTACGGACGGTTCAACAATTAACCTTACCAACGCTGCACCCGTTACGGGTGATACTATTGAGGTGGTCGAACATGGGACGTTGGCAGATACTGTAACCACGCTCACAGGTCTAAGCGACACACCCAGTTCACTAGGAACAGCGGGACAAATTCTTCAAGTCAATTCTAGCGCTACCGCTCTTGAGTTTGCAGATGCTTCTGGTGGTGGTGTTACAGTTTACGACAATACTGGTGACTTACCGTCTAGCGGCAACACAGACGGCGATCTTGCGTGGGTGAAAGATGTTACGGGTTCTGGCGCACTTAAAGCGTTTTATATTTGGGATGGATCTGCTTGGAAACGGGTGCCAACAGGTACAGATCAAGGACCATTAATCACAACAGAACCGCCAACATCACAGCTTAATTTACAAACAACTTCAACAGTTACAATGGTTGCAAGTGACCCAGAAGGGTTTCCTGTTACTTATTCAATAGACTACAATACAACAAACAATGCGCTCCCTAGTCAATTAAGTGCAGCGACATCTATTAATCAAAGCACAGGTGTATTTACTTTTACTCCAGCTACTAGCGCCAGTAACAATGGAACATTTAAGGCTCGGTTAAATGCGTCTGACGGCGCACGTTCTACGTCTCGTTTTGTAGATTTTATTTTGGATTATAAGCAAAGCCAAAAATCAGTTACTACTGGCTGGGGTTGGGCGCCCGGACAAATGTGGACAGACCAAACTACAACGAGCAATGTTGTTACAAAATTATTTTTTACACGGATAGGGACAGCCAACATTATTTATGAATGGGCTGTGTCAAACGATGATATAAGTAATTTAACAAACGTTAATACAATGAGTTCTACCACTTACAGCAACACTTACGATTTTTATGATGCAGGAAGTGTAAGTGTAGACGGATCAAAACTACTTTGTAGTTACAATGGTTATATTTACGGCTACACGTTTTCTACACCGTTTGACCGCACCAGTCTTAGTTACGATGGTCGGGTTTACGCAGGTAGCACTTCCCATGCAGTTTCGGCGCTGTGGTATGACAACGGAAGTAAAATACGATACCAAAATAGTGATGCTGTTTATACTGCGAGTGCAAGCACCGCTTACGATATAACAACTGTCGGAAGTTTTACGTCTTCTTCGCCTAACGTTTCTTACAGAAAAACCCCAAATCAACAATGGGCAGTGCCATCTACGGCAGAAGCTGGAAACGACAGTGATGCGACAATAGCAGATTTATACTATAGTTATTGGACAACCGCCGCAGATTATGGCTCTGCTTTAAGATACGGAACAACGGCAAATTATTCAAACAGTCCGATTTTTAATTTAACGGGAACTAACGCTCTTGGCGGTTCAGACAATCCGTTTACGGGTAGTAATTTTGACCGTGGAAAAATTTTATTTGTCTCGCCTGATGGCAGTGAAATTTTTGTGTATGCAGATAATTCCTCTGGAAACAACGAAACAAGCAACACTGCTTCAAGACGCATTGCTCGGTACAAACTCAATACGGCGGGAACATTAGCGCAACTGTCTGACGTGGCATCGTTCTAGGAGAGCTAAGATATGACTAAATCAAGAGATCTCGGCAACCTAGCACAGACAGTAGCGGTAAATCTGCCCACGTCATTAGGCACGGCGGGTCAAACTCTTGTGGTCAACAGCGGCGCTGATGGGCTTGAGTTCGGGGCGGCTTCTGGTGGCTCTGGCGTCACTACGTATACAGGCAAATCTGGCACTGACGGAACTCCTGCTGGGGCAACCTATATTGATAACGCCAGCAATCCATCTGAGGGTGATCTTGCCTATGATCTCGCTGCCGACCAATTATACATTCGCACGACCTCAGCGTGGAAACGTGTTAGTATTGGTGTCGATGAAAGTCCTATAATTACCACTGAACCCCCAACTTCGCACGTTTTAAATCAAGACGGCTCAACTTCAACCGTAACAATGGTCGCTACTGATCCAGAAGGGTTTGGAATTACTTATGGCATTGCCTACCCAACAGCTAATAATGCCTTACCCGATCAACTGGAAACAGCCACCTCTATCAATCAAAGCACGGGCGTTTTTACCTTTGATCCTTCGACTACAGAAGCGGATGCTGGAACTGTAAAAGTGCGTCTTAGCGCAAGTGACGGAATAAGTACAACCACACGTTTTTGTACACTTACTCTGCTCTTCTCTGTCGATATTACAACACCTAACAGCGCACCGTTTAAGCAAGCTGGAACAAACACGGCTGATACTACATTTTCGAGTGCTACAGGCTCAACGGGTATGGGCTTCAGTAGTGAACTTTCCACAGGTAAAAAATATCTTGAAGTCGTTAATAATCAAGGCAGTACATCAAATAGTCTAAATGGCTATGGAATAGTTGGTTTGTGTGACAATACAGTTACCAGTCTTGGCTACAACACGACTGGTTTTCAAGGTATAAATAACAGTAATAGTCATATATATCCGGGCAATACTGATATAGGTTTTGCTAGCGGGACTTGGAACCAATCTGGCGATGTCTTGATGATTGCTTATGATACAAGCACAAGAGAAGTTTGGTTTGGTATAGATGGAACGTGGTACGAAGACCCCGCTACTACGTCTTCCAGTTATCTTGTGGGTTCTTCTAGCACAACCAGCTTCAAGATGGCTTTTGGGTCAAGTATTGGCGGCGGTTCAGCCTACGACAACTCGTACAATATTATTACTGGTTCTCAAACTCTCAATTACTCAGTCCCAAGCGGCTTCTCAGCGCATTAGGCAGGATAAAATATGACCAACACAAAAAATCTAGCCTCTCTCGCCGCCGCCCTAGACGATGGGACTAGCGGTCAGGTACTCCAAAGCACAGGCTCTGGCGGGGTTCAGTTTGCGGATAGCTCTGGCGGTGGCGTCACGACCTACGCCAACAAAACTGCTATTGATGCCGTAAGCAGCCCCTCCGAGGGCGACTTAGCTTACGATTTGGCGGCTGATCAGTTATACATTCGCACGACTTCCGCGTGGAAACGGGTCAGTATTGGCGTCGATGAAAGTCCTGTCATTACTACTGAACCTCCAACTTCGCACGATTTAAATAATGATGGATCAACTTCTACGGTGACGATGGTAGCGTATGATCCAGAGGGATTTGGAATTACTTATGGCATTACCTATCCAACCGCTAACAATGCTTTACCCGATCAACTAGCCACAGCCACGTCTATAAATCAAAGCACGGGCGTTTTTACTTTTGATCCCTCAACAGACACTGCTGAT